ATCCACCACTTAATTCTGCGATTGTATCGTATTCAGGATCTCTTGAAGATGCTCCACTTGATACTGCAAGGTATAAACCATTCTCAGTAGCAGTAGATTGATCTTTGACTAAAACTCTATCACCAGCAACAAGAGTAACGCCATCAATAGCATCACCAGCTTCTAATCCATTTGTAAGATTAACATTAGCTGTGGTTGCTACTTCAGCAATAATTCTTGTTCTAAGACCAGCAACAGCTTCATCAACATAACTTTTAATTGCTACATCTGAATTATTAGAAGGTGTTGATAATCCTGTAATAGAACCACCACTTATAGATACTGTTCCTGAGTTTTGAACTGCCATTGTACCAAGACCTAAGTTTGTTCTTGAGGTAGAAGCAGAAGCTAAGTCTGATAAGTTTGAAGCCTTTGCTACTTTAGCATCTAATTGTGTTTGAGCATTAGAAGATAGAGTATTGATATATTGAAACTCTGCGTTAGTGACTGATCCATCAGCAATCTTGATAGCATCTATTCCTGTCGCTACTTGATTGTTTGCTACTGTTCCTGTTAAAGCACTAGCTGGATAACTAGTTGCGTCTTGTAAGTCAAAAGCTGGAGTTGCGTCAGTACCACCAAGAGCTAGAGATACACCACCATAACTCACTGATGAGTTAGTGAGGCTTGAGTTTGCTATGTTTGATAAAGTGTTAGATGAACCACTAATAGTTTTATTAGTTAGTGTTTCTGTTCCAGTCTTTGTCGCTACAGTGGAGTCTATAGTAAATGTTACATTGTTTCCTGACGCTGTGCTATCGATACCTGTACCACCTAGTAATCCAAGAGTCTCAGAGTCTAGGTCTATAGCTATAGTAGAAGAACCATCGCTAATATCTAAGTCAGATAATCCTACTTGTTGATCTACATAAGCCTTAATGGATTGTTGGGAAGCAACCGCAGTAGCACTGTTAGATGACATATCATCTTCATCTTTGAATGCAGTACCACTGATAGCTGTGTTAATTACAGGGCTAGTAAGTGTCTTGTTTGTAAGTGCTTCAGATCCAGCTAATGTGGCAAAGTCATTATCAGATAAAGCTGTATTAAACTGAGCAGTTGTTCCTGTAAGGGTATTACTGCCTAGATTGATAGACTTATTTGATAAAGTGACTGTGCCTGAAGTGACAAATGCTTTTACAGATTGTTGAGAAGGAGGAAGAATTGCACTATCACTCGCCATGTTATCTTCATCGACAACAGGATTAGCTGGATTTGTAAAGACTGAACCGACATAAACAGAGACTGTAGTATCACCTGAATTGATTGTACCACTGTCAAATGTAAAAGTTACTGTCGTGTTCGGGGAGGAAAAAGAACTTGTTGCTATCTTACCAAAGATTGTTCCTGTGTTAGAACCAATAATCTTGACTCTACGACCTACATGGTAAGTAGATGTAATATTAGAAGCTACAGTAATGCTGGAAGCAGAGGCTCTAGTAAATGTAGTTGCTCCATTAGAGTCTCCTAGTAAGAACCACTCTTTGTCATTCCATACTGATCTAACATCTTTAAGTTGCTCTCTAATAGCGTTATTAACGTCAGAGGGAGACATACCCTCAGAAATATTAACTCCATTAATAGCTGTATTGCTACTAGCTGTTGTGCTGTAATTTGATACTGTCATTTACTATTCCTTTACTAATTCGACTATTGTGTTTGGTATTTCTGCTATTAAATTGTTAGACAGGTAATTACCTATTTTTTGGTTTACTTGATTTTTGTTTTTTAGTGTATATTTTTGTAACATTAATCTTGCTAATTTAGGATCTAACATAGCATCTGATAATAATTTTGTTGTTGTCTTTGCTGGATCAACGCCTAAAATATTTTTTTGCACAAATTCAGATATAGCAAAAATACCTCTGCCTTTTACTATTCCATACCAACTAGCTAAAATTATTCTTAATCTGTTTTTATTTTCTCTAATTACTTCAGTAGGTGATCCAGTTGTAACTTGAAAATTAATTGCATCAAAATTATTTAATTGTCTTTGTATATTTTCCAATACTTTTATTTCATCTTTTGTAAATAATTGTTCTAAAGCATTTCTAGTATTTGGTGTATTTAACATCTGATTTACTTTAGCTCTTGATAATTCAAAATATTCTGAAGCTGGTAAATTTTTAGTTGTAGTGCTTTTTTGCCATGTCCACTCTTTCAAAGCAGATTTTAAACCCTCTAAAGAGTTGCCTGTTTTATCTTGTTTAGCCAAAGCTACTAATTGTGACATTCTTTTTGCTGAATCAGGAGATGTCATAACTGAATTTATTGCTTCAATAGGGCTTTTATTTATTACAAGTTCTAAATTACTTAAATTTTGTTGTATGCTATTTTGTTTAAATTTGTTTTTAGCATCTTCTACTTTTAACGCATATTGATTAACTTTTTGATTACCTGTTTTAACTGCTCTTTCAAATGAATCAACTTTAGCTTTTGTTTCAGGAAATAATTTAAAAACTGAAGAATAATTGTCTTTAAACTTTTTAATTTTTGATGGAACAGCATTACCGCTTTGATTCATTACTGATCTAGCAAGTTGCATAGCAACATAATCATTTATAGATTTATTTGCTTGTATTACTGAACCAGAATTTTTTATAATTTTTGACAAACTTTCTATAGCTTCTAAAGACCCACCTTGTCTGCCTAATATAAATTTTGAAGCAACTAAACTTTCAGGTATAGCTGTATTACTTCTAACTCCTTTTCTAAATTCATTACCTATGCTTTGTCTAAATAAAGGTACATATTCTTCTTTATAATATTTAAGAGCATCTTTTGCTCTTATTCCAGCATCATCAGATTTCTGTGCTACTATTTCAGTATAATCGTCTAAAGTTTTTTTAATTTCGTCCAATTTAGCAACTAATGCACCCTCATCAGCTTTTTTAGCTTTGTTAATGTTATCAGTTAAAGAGGATCTAAAATCTTGTATTTCACCAAATGTTACTGGCTTTGCTGGTATAATAACTAATTTATCATTTATTCTTTTTTTTGTAGGTTTATATAATGATTTGATTTTTTTAATTACATCAAGAGAATTTAAAACATCTGTAGTTAAAGAATCTCCACGACTCTTTGGTTTTGATACTTTTTGTACTACTTCCTTTACAGGGTTTATATCAATAAAACTTTTATATTGAGGATCAATAGCATCAAATAATTGATTCTTTTTTTTTGTAGTATCTTCTAATCTTTTTCTAATAATTTTACTTAAATTTATAGAAGCAGTATCGCCTACAGAAGATGTAAATTCTTTTGAAAATTCATCAACAACATTATCTACTTCTGCTATTGCCTCTTTTTTTTGGACTTCAAGTTTAGTCGTTCTGTATCTTAATTCTTCAGCTTTGTTTTTAAAAAATTTTTCAAAACCTTTATCTGAAGTTCTATTTTTTAAAAGTTTATCTAATTCTTTATTAAGAGTTTCAATATTTTCTATTCTTCTTTGTGGTATTCCTGAATCTACTTTGTTTGCTAATGCTTTTTCTACAGAAATTATTTGTGGATCGCTAGTTATTGTTCCTAGTGTTGGTTTAACATTTAATTTTTTTGCTTGTTCTAATTCATAATCTATTTTGTTTAGGATCTCATTAGTCTTAACAAAGTCATTTTCAATTTTTTTTGTATCTACATCATATTTTTTTGGTGTAATAGCATCTGTCACAGTTTCCATTTTACCTTTTTCTGTATATGGTCTTATGGTTCTGTCATAAATAAATTTTGCTGGTTTTGTAACTCCTTTTATAGCTGTATCGACAATCGGAGCAACAAATGGTGTTTCAATTCCAACTTTAAATCTTTTTTCAAAATTGCTATCACCCTCTCTAATTTTTGTGGGTAAATTTAAAGTGTCTCCAATCGTAAAAGCATTATCAGGGTTTGTTACTACAATGTCTCCTACTGTAGCACCAGCTATCCCTATAGCGTATTTACTTTTTTTTCCTAAATTTTTTGCTTTTTTAATTGTAAAATCTAATGCTTTTTTTGCACCAGTATATCCACCTACACCATATCGAATAATCGAAGCACCCATATCTTCTGCTGGAGAAACTTTAAAATCAGGAATAGTTTTATCTATTTTTTTTGATATTTCTTCAGCTTTTTCTGATCCTGTAGCAAAAGAGTATATATCCGTAGGTAATGTTGCAACGCTTGATACAATATCTCTAGTAGCTTTATTAAAAGAATTAGATAAATTGTCTAAAAATGGTATGTAATCTCTCAAATCTGTTGAAAACCCACCAGTTAATTCTTTTTCTTTTTGCCTTACTACTTCAGGATCAATAATTTTTTGTTGTCCAAAAAAACCTTCATTGTCTTGTTTTGACAAACCAATTTTTAAATCAAAATCTGATTTAGTTAAAGTGTCTTTGTAGTATTTGTTATAAAGTTTATCGGCTAATTCAACATCAGGTATGTCTTTATAAGCTGGGTATTGATTTTTAAACTGTTGTAAATCCATTATAAAAGTCCTAAAGGATCATCATTAGATGGTTGGCTTATAATTGGATTTGAAGTAGATATTTCAAATTTATTATAGAAATCTTCAAAAATTGCATCTTCTGGTAAGGCATTATATCTTTTTGCATTATTAAATTCTACCAATGCAAATTGATTTATAGTGTCCATATTATCTTCAAGAATAGCTATTAATGATTCTTTGTTTGAACTTAAACCTTTCAGACTTTCCATAGCAAATTTAAAGTCTTTATCACTTATTCTTCCGTCAGGGTTACTAACAAGTGCCTTTTGATAAGCTAAAGTAATTAGCAAACTATCTGCAATACCTGTGGCTTTTACCACATCATCAATAAGACTTTTGTTTTTTGAAACTAATGCTGTGTCAGTAATTTTTTCTTGCATTTTATCATCAGCAAATATTTCAATAGATTGTGTGATGTTTTGTCTAATGCTATCAATTATTGCTACAGTGGCTTTAGGAAATGATGCTGTTAAAGTATTTGAATTATTAAGGTCATTTATTAATTTTTCTGTTAATACGCCTGTTTGTTCAAAATTAGATATTTTATCTTTGAAATTTGTTAATGCTTTATCGCTACCCTCTAACATATCTTTTGTGGCTTCAAAAGGTATTAGTGTCTTTCTATATTCTGGATCTAATTTATTAAACTCTGTATCTGTAATAGTAAGCGTTTCACCATTGGGATCTTGATATGGTCTTGGAACTTCTGCTTTTGGTGCTGTTTGATTTCGATCTAAAAATTTTAAATATTCTTCATTTGTTGGCGTATCGTCTGTTCTTAAATATTCTTTATAACTGTTGGGATCTTTAGAAGCTGTAACACCTTTTCTAATTAATTTATTATCAATATACATATCTTTTGTTGGATCTACTTGTGTTATTGATGGTTTTAAAGTTTCAGATAGTTGCGATGCTGTAGCTAACTTTGCTATTTGATCTGCATTTCTTTGCCTTCTTAATTCGTTAGCTTGATTTGTAGCAATACCTAGTGACTGACCAAAAGAGGTTGGCATTGTTGAATAACCTGATTGAGCAAGTAATCCCATACCAATATCACCAGCATAAGGACTTTTAACAAAATTTAATAGACCCCCACCAGTGTTTTGTCTTTTGCCAAAAATGTTACCAAGCTCTGATGTTATATAACTATTTAACAATGATCTATTATCTTTAATTGACATTAGGCATACCCTCCTAGAAGTCCTCCTCCGATTGCACCAAAGAGAGGATTACCAAACATCGATGCTCCACCAATTTGACCAGCAATATTTGCACCTGTTAATGCACCACCGAGTAATCCAGCACCTGTATTTCTAAAGACAGGTTGTGTTGATACTGTTTGTGTTGGTACAGGTGATCCTAATGCACCTAAGTATTGGTTTAATTTTAAAAATGGTTTTTGTTGTTCGTAATCAAAACGAGCAATAGCATCTTGTAATTTTGTTTGATCTATGCTTTCTCTGTCTGCTCCTACTTGTGCTAGTCTTGAAATATCATTGTAATCCATTTCACCTAACTGTGGAGCTGTCATCATAGTTTGAGCTTGTAATGCTCTTTCTCTATTAAATTGATCTCCGTAAACTTGATTAGCTAATCTACCTAGTGAGTCAGATAATATTTCTTGGTTCGCACCTGATCCTAATCTTCCAGCTTTACTAAACTGTGATTGTACTTTTGATGTAACATCGTCAGCCATTTGATTAAATAAACCTTGAGAGTAAGGGTTTGTAGTAGGTGATAAAAAATCTCCCGCTAGTGTTTGTTGTGCAAGGTTTTGTGACTGGTTTAGTAAGGGATTACCAGCAACAGCTCTAGCTGTAGCTAAATCTAATGAAGCATTGGTAGCCGCAGACGGATCTACATAGGTGTTATTAGGGAAGAAGTTTGGTGTGTCAGATTGAAATAAATCTTGTCCATAATTAATGGCTTCTTCTAGGTATGGTCTAATAAACTCTGATGGTTCAGCAGATGATGTAGTTGTTACGTTTTGTGGTGATGATCCTTTTGACATTTTTATATTTCCTTATTTAGTAAGTATGCTTTAACTCTAAATCCTTTCAATTTTCTAACCCAACCTTTTCGTCCAGCGACTTCAAGGTGTGTGCAGTTTTCTTTCTTTGCAAATTTTTCAATAACTGCTTGTATTTCCTCTAACCAATTCTCTAGGTTAGTTCCACCAGCTAAAAAGTATCGTAATACTTTAGACTTAGGGTATTGTGCTATTTCAGTTACAACAGCACTTTCAACTTTATTATCGTGCCAACTAATAAATAGTTGCATACGATCATTAGCTAATCCGTACAGTATATCTTTTATACTATAAGTTTCGTCTAATGCTTTTTCTAGTAATGGAGCGACTTGACTCCATATAAATTCAACATCTTCGCTAGGAACTCTAGTAATAATACTACCCAATGACACAGTATGATAAGTTTTGGTCAGAGTTTCCTGAACTCGCATGAGTTAGTGTAGCACTTCCATCTGCTCTAGCAGATACATGAAGTCCGTTGAGTGCTGTCCTTCCATTCGCTGTTGTTGGCATAAACATTATCACAGAATTACCACTAATACGAGCATCTGTTAAAGTTGTTGATGTTGCACTAGCAGTTAATGTTATTGTTCCTGTGCTATTAAGTTTACCATTGATCGTATTGTTCAATGATGTTGAAACTAATCTTAGATGTTGTCCAGTATCAGGTATTGATAATGGAACTTGAGGAAATTGATTATCTGCCACCTTCAGGTCTCGCTTCTATGTCAACTCCTGACATGGTGTTAAAATTTCCTGTGACATTTACCCTAATACGATGATACCGAGAGGTAGATCGTAAAGGACAAGTGCCAGTATCGTTAGTGCCAGTAGCAGTGCCATTTGTTGTTGTATCAAGTTGTGATTGCCTTGTAATAGGGGTTACAGTTACAGAGGTATTTGTAGTTCCATCAACAATAGGTCTGCAATTAATTAAGGTTGATCTTTTACCTTTTGCACCTTCAAACTCAGTAGTATCTACAGTTGCTGATAAACTGTTTGCAATAAACTTTCCAAACTTATTATCAGAGTTAAATCCAGCTAGACCAACAATACCTTCTTTATAAAAGTAAGAGTCTAATGATTTTGGTAAGTTATCTAAGTCACCTAAAACATCTAAACTTTCTAATGTTGTAAATGCTTCTTGTGAGGCACTAGCAATAAACTCTAAGTCCTGTCCACTGCCTGTACTCCATTTATCTACTGCATAGTTGTAGATTAATAATTTGTTATTAGTTGTTCCTGTAGCACCCGATCCACGATAAGACCACACAACAATACTATTGTTAGGATCGACAGCAGATGTAATACCATCAAGGTTAGAAGATAGATCGTCAAAGAAGAAGTTATCGACTTTACCATTACCTATTGGTGTTAATTGTTGACCACCTGTTAGTTTGTAAAAACCATCTTGTGCCAAAAAGAAAACCATGTTTCCATAAGAAGCTACTGACTTAGGAGCAAATGCTCCAATGTTATCTGCAATCTTATCAAACTGAAATATCAAGGGTACACCCACATAAGACATTCTATAGATTGCTTTTTCCATAAAGATCACACCAGCAGATTCACCACCGACTATCGCTTGGATATTACCATGTGATCCTACAATATCTTGAAAACCTGACTGTGTAGATTGGCTAGGAGTCCATGTAGAACTGTCATTAATACCTGACCACTTTACTCTTTGGTTATAAACTGTACCTGACTCGTTTGTATAACCTGATACAACAAAGTCTCTTATAACTGCGATGTATTTTGCTTTAAGAGCTACGAGATCACTGAAAGCACTACTTGTTCCTTCTGTAAACTTTTGTATGTTGTCTGCAAAGTTAGTAGCTATAATGTTAGAACCAAACTGCGTAAAAGCCCAAAAGTCTCTAGCGTTCTCTGTAGTAGAATTACTATAACCACCAGCTTTACTTTTATCTTGAAAAACTAAAGAGGAGTTCATCTGATATAATTTAGTAGCGTCACCAGCATAGTTAGTAGAACCACTGGCACTAAAACTTGTAAATAAACCTACTGCACTTCCTGTTAAACCTGTGCCACTTAATGCCTGAAAACCAGCTAGGCTTTTATAACCTTTTGCAAGAGGTAGTACATTATCTACAACTAATGCACCTGAGTTTTCATAAGAAGGAAGGTCGGCTTGTAAATCACCAAATTCAATCATCTATGCCACCTGTGGTGTTGACATCTGTAATGGTGATGTAGTTGTTGATCCTCTTGATGATGATTCATTTGCATTTTTTAATGCCTCTTTATACAATGCACCCCATGTGTTTATTCTTTCATCTTGCATAATAAAGGGAGCTGACTCTGCTAATGCTCCATATAAATATAGTTCAGGATAATTTGTTAATATTGTATTTGTTGTATTACTATCAGAAAGAGTATCTAATTTTTTGTAATAATTTATTTGTAATGTTGAAGCTGAATCAGGTGCTACACCTAAAAGAATATTTGTACCGAGAATAGTAAAAAATGTAGGTTTGCCTCGAGATTGACTTGCATTATACTTGTTGTAAAAATCACTATTGTTTATAAATTTTAATGTGCAGTAAGGATCACTTTGAAATATTACTGTGGTTGCTTCTATATAACCCGTCGGTAAAGCATAACTTTGTGTACCAGTAACTGTAGTAGTTGATGTATCTGAGTTTACCATTTCTCTAACTCGTAACTCTCTGTTCAATCTTGCCTCTGTAAGAGTTATAAAATCACCAAGATATGCTGTGAGATCACTTCTATTAAGATAGTTTGCTATTGATGTTTTAAGATTGGAGTATGTGTCTATTGCCATTATAAGTTACCTGTATATATTCTAAAATGTCTGTTATCAGAGTCGTTTAACCACCGAAAAAATCTAGGCTTGTCTATGACTTTACCATTATAATTTAAGATGCCTTTTTTAGCTAATTGATGAACTACAATGTTAGGTAGTCTTGCAACACGATATCCTTTTTCATGCTCAAATGCTTTTGCTTTATATGCACCTTCATTTTGTGCTACTTTGTTTGAATCTAAGATTTCTTTAATAGTTGCTTGGTCTTGATAGTTTTCAATATGAAATTTATTCTCAGCTTCATCAACAATAAGATTTGTTTTTACTGATGACTGATCGTTAGGATCGTTCAGTGAGAATTTTTTACTCATTACTTTATCGCTTTAGCTATCATCGCATCTACAGTGTCTTTCATGGATAAACCTTGATTACCTGAAATGCTTAACATTGGATCGTATTTACGATCACCCATTGATGTTTGTTTTGATTGTTTTTTACCAGTGCCTTTAGAAGTCATTTGATCTGATTTTTTTGCGTTTGCAACAACCTTAAACAATTTAGATGTATGTTTTTTGTTTGTAAATATTGCCATTTGTTCCTCTCTATAAATAAAGGGGGTGCATTAAACACCCCCAGTCCTTTAGCTACAATTATGCAGTTAAGTTAAATATTCCGTAGTTTGCGTTTGGTGCTTTTGCACATAAAGCATACTCAGCTAAGAGTAACTTCTTGTCAGAGTCACCAGTCTTTGCAAGATCAGTAGTTTGGAATGGTCTTAGGAAGTCCACACTCCACATATCCATTTGTAGGATATCTACTCTGTTTGCATTTTGATGTCTGTTTGGTACGAAAGCCACTTCACCGAAATCAGATACATAAATGTCAGTAGTACCGATTGATACTTTGTCACTCGCATCTTTGTATTTCGTTGCCACGCCATTAAAAGCTGAAGCTAATTGCTTGTGTGATGGTGACATCATTACTGTTTCAGGCTCTCCACCTAGTTCAAAAGCTTTTAAAAGACCAGCTTTTAATAATAGCTCTGTGTAAGTTCTGTTTGTACCACCAGCGATTGCTGTTGCACCTGTACCAGCTGGAGTTGCTGAAGGTGAACCATTAGTTGAGAAGTTACCAGCCGCAGAAGATGTACCTGGTTTGTTACCACCATACCATGTTCCAACAGATGCTGTTTCTCTAGCTGTAGTTGCATTACCAGCGACTTTTGCATTTTCGACACCTACTAATGCTCTTTCAATGTCTCGCTTGATTTCTTTACCCATCTTTGCAAGTTGATAAGCCATCTGTGTTGACATACCAGCGTTATCTACAGCATCGTCTGTACCTGAAATAGTTACTGACTTTGCTGAGATTTGTGTTTGGTTATTAAGTCTTACAGTTGCAGTTCTTGCATCGCCTGTGTAGTCATCACCTTCGATTTGTGCGTTAGCGGCGGCATCAGCTAATGAGTCTGTCTGCCA